AAAATAGTACCTACCGATACCTTTATATCTATCAGAAACCAGCTAATTAAAACAGCTGAGTTATTCAGTGGTATGCCTTGGCCTATGTTAGTCGAGCCTAACGACTGGACTAACGAAAGACTAGGTGGCTACTTGATTAATGAGTTAATGAAGGGGTATGATTTAACTCGACGGGGCAACCCCACCCTAATACACGGGGAGCTTCCTTTAAGCTTTTTAAACAAGCTACAGAAGGTAAGATACCGTGTTAATACCCACGTACTGGACGTGGCACACCATTTTGCTAATAAAGGTTATAGTATAGGTAAATTTATACCTATAAGTACTACCTTTAAACCTCCTACACCTCCTGATATAGAGGATAATCCTCAAGCTCATAAGAAGTGGAGGAGAGAAATGGCTGAAGCTTATAACCAAGACAGGTACAATTTCAAGAGATCAGTAAGAACACGTACACAGTTAGAAGCAGCTGATAAGTTTAGGGATAAAGATTATTATTTATGTTGGTCTTTTGATTACAGAGGACGAGCATACCCTATACCAGCCTTCTTAACGCCTCAAGATACAGACTTTGGTAAGAGTCTGATAAGGTTTGCTGATGAGTCTTTAATGACCCTAGAGGCAGAGGAATGGTTGTCTTTCCAAGTAGCTACTACTTATGGTAAAGATAAGGATACCTTTGCTGATAGGCACCAATGGGTACAGAATCATTTAGACTTAATCACAAGGGTTGCAATAGACCCGATAAATAATCTTCCTGAATGGGAAGACGTAGAAGAACCATGGCAATTCATGGCTGCATGTCATGAGTATTACCACTGTTGCATTGCATGTGACAGACACTATACTGGTCTAATGGTGGCAGTAGACGCTACATGTAGTGGTCTACAGATTTTAGCAGGACTCGCAAAGGATCAGTCAACAGCTGAGCTAGTTAATGTATGTCCTGCTGATAAACCACAAGATGCCTATAAGGCTGTTGCCAATGAATCCAAGAAGTATTTGCCTAAGCATATGCACCCTTGGATGACACGCAAGACGACCAAAAGAACCGTCATGACCATACCCTATAATGCTACTAAAGACTCCTCACGGAAATATATCCGAGAAGCCTTGGTAGAACAGGGGTTTGATGTAAACAAAGACGAGTTAACTGAGGTTGTTAATGCTGTCTATAAAAGTATGGATGCTATAGTACCTGGGCCAATGCAAGTTATGCGTTGGATTAAGACACAGGTAGGAAACTATATTCGTAATGGTGCAACTTATGTTGAATGGACTACTCCATCAGGATTTGTGGTTAACCAAGTACGAAACAAGAAGGACGTAGAAAAAATGGAGTTACAATTATTAGGTCGTCAAGTTTTAAATGTTGGTGTTGGTGAAGGCGAACCAAGCCCAACCAAGCACAAATCTAGTACAGCTCCTAACCTTATACATTCTTTGGATGCTTCTATATTGCACTGTTCTTTTCAACAGTTTAATGAACCATTCACAGTCATCCACGACTCAGTCCTTGCTAGAGCAGGAGACATGGGAGCACTCAATAGACTTGTGCGAGAAACCTACACACGGATCTTCACGCAAGACTGTTGGCTCACAAGATTTGGTGAAGCGATTAAAGCAACAGAGCCACCGCCAATAGTAAACACGTTGAACCCAGACGTGGTAAATCAATCCACTTACTTTTTTTGTTAACTATGCACTCATCATTATCATTATTTGATTCTTTCTTTGCACCCCCGACAATTGTTGTAGTCTCCGAGGAGAGATTGCAAGCAGCTGAAAGGCAAGCCAAAGAGAAGCAACTCAAGACGATCGATGCTCGTATTGAGGAGCTAAAAGAATATAGAGAAAACTTACATAAAGAAATCGCAGCACTACCATCCGCTAAATGACCACACACGTAACCAAAGAACCCGTATTGCTTGAAGGATTTCAGGCAATCTTAAAACCTGGGGATTGGGGGTATAAACTCTCAGCCCTGTTGGATAAGGAAGTAGTTGAACAACTAGAGACTGAACGGGAGTCAGCTCTAGAATGGGCTAGGAGCAAGGCAAAAAACCCCAAGAGGGTAACAGTCAAGCCTGAGCCTTGGGAGGAAGTAGAGAACCGTACAGGCACCTATCAGGTGCGATTCAGTTGGAAGGATGGGGATAAGTATTTCCCTGTTGTTGTTGATACTGAAGGTACAGCTATCACAGATAAGGAGACACCTCTTTACAGTGGTAGTATGGTTAAGCTAGCGTTCTTCCAGAAACCTTATGTCTTACCTACAGGTGACATCGGTACATCATTGAAACTTAAAGCTATCCAAGTTGTTAGTCTTAACAGTGGAGCTGGAGTTGTTGATGACGGTGACATGAGTGCAGAAGAAGCTACTGAATTGTTTGGAAAAACAAAAGGCTTCAAAGCTTCAACACCTAATGTAGATGCTGCACCTAGTAGTGTAGAAGAAGACGAGGACTTCTAGTGAGAAGTAACCTTGAAACACAGGTGGCTGATTTACTGATACAATTAAATATCCCTTATGAGTATGAGTCTGAGAAATTAGACTACGTACTAGAAGCTAGGTATATCCCTGACTTCAAGGTTGGGGATATATACCTAGAATGTAAAGGATATTTTAAAGCAACAGACAGACGTAAGATGCTTGCTGTTAAGAGATGTAACCCAGACCTAGATATCCGCCTAGTATTTCAAGCACCATATAATAAAATATCAAAGAGATCGAAAACCACCTACGCCAAGTGGGCTGAACGCCACGGCTTCCCTTGGTGCGCTTATTATGCAATCCCTACAAGCTGGCTTAAATGAAACTTCAGAGTTCTTATATCACATTCCATGCACTGTATGTGGCTCGTCCGATGCTAATAGCACGTACTCTGACGGACATACTTATTGCTTCGTATGTAACACTAGAACGTCTGGAGAAGAGCCACCATCATCACGCACCACCGCTAAGAAAGTTATGATGAAAGGACACCCCGTTAGATTAAAGAAGCGGGGTTTAACAGAGGAGATATGCCGCAAATTCCGTATCCATAAGGATGGAGATGTCCTGAGATTTCACTACTTTAATAAATCAGGGCATTTAGTAGCGGCTAAAGTAAAAACTAAAGACAAAGATTTTTATTGGGACGGTAAGAATACCGATCACCAATTATTTGGACAAAATCTATTCCCCGATAAAGGTACAAGACTGACTCTTTATGAGGGTGAATTAGATGCAGCATCAGGATATGCTGCCATGCCAACTTGGCCTCATATGTCTGTACCTAATGGTGCAGCTGGAGCTAAGAAAGACCTACAAAAAGTAATTGAATTAACTCAAGGTTATGACGAAGTTGTTTTATTCTTTGATAATGACACAGCTGGTATTACCGCAGCCGAAGAGTGTGCAGCACTTCTTAGGCCGGGTCAGGCAAAGATTGCGAGGATGGAAAAATATAAGGATGCCTCTGATGCCCTTCAGCAAGG